TGTTGCCAAGGTCGGGGCGGGTGTCGGTCCTCGCACTCGCAAAGAGCTGGGGCCACGTGGCAAGCGTCCGGGAGTTGGCATCAGTGGTCGCAATGTCCATTGGTACATCTTGGGCACGAAGCAACGCACGCAGAAGAAGACAGGCCGAAGAACAGGCCAGATGCCAGCCAACGGAGCAGTCCGCAGGGGCTGGGCGAAATCCGAATCGACCTGCGTGGCGGCGATTCAATCCAAAACATCTGCCGTCCTTACCAAAGAGATGGCAAAACTCGCGAAAGGCTGACCGATGGCATACGTGTTGAGCAAGGGCACGATCCTTGAGCAGAAAATCAGCGGCACGTTTACGGCTGTCGCTCAGTGCGAGACGATCAGTCTCGCGGGGGCTGAGGCTGAGACTTACGAACTCCGCCCACTTGATGCCTCGGACGCTGGCGTCCTAAACAAGCCGAACGGCTGGTCAAAGGGCGGGACTGTGACTGTTGGTCTGATCTACGACCCGGCGCTAGCTGGTCATCAGTCGATCACAGACCTTATCACGACCCCGGCTCGCTGCGACTGGCGACTCAAGCACGCTGACGGCTCGCTCACGGCGACCACTTGGACTAGCGGCGGTCTCAGCTTCGACGAGGACATCAACGGAACGACCGGCGTCAAGGCCACGGTGCGAATGACTGTCGACGGCTTGATGGCGTTCCCGACATAACAAGGAGAGACAATTGAAGGTTCGATTGATTCGAGACTCCGACGATGGAGTCAACCCACAGCCCAAGGGCACGGAACTGGAAGGCCCGAAGGCATTCCGCCTTGTGCAGAACGGCATTGCGGAGCCAGCCGACGACGAGTGCGAGCAGGAGCTAGTGCGGCGCGGATGGACGCCGGAGAAGCAGGCCGCTGCGGCACAGGCGGCGGACAAGCTCCGGGCCGGGCTGGTGACAGAGAAGGACTTCAAGCCGTGAGAAAACGCAAGATTGCAACCCGTGACGCATTCTTCGCGATGGCATCGCAGGTCAAGCGTGAGGACGTGCCAGTCCCAGAACTCGGCGAAGGCTGCGTAATTCCGGTCTGGCAATTCACAGCTCGCGAAAAGACCGAATGGGAGCTGTCGCAAGTCTTCGAGGGACCAAAGGCAAATCGGCTTTCAGTTCGCGAGCGTCTTGTCGTGGCAGTCTGCCGCAACGATGACGGCGTAAGCATCTTCACTCAAGAGGACGTCGCCAAGCTCGCCAAGTGTGCCGTGTCGGTGATCGAGCGAATCGTCAACGTGGCCCAGCGACTCAACAGCGTGAGCGAGGAGGACATTGCCGCACTCGCAAAAAACTCCGAACCGACGAACGAAGACTAATGGCCTATCGGCTTGCGGCCTACGTCGTCGGAACAACGGATGTTGAGGCGGTTCAGTCAAGCATGACGCTTGAACAGGAAGCGGGATGGATGGCCTATCACCGCGTCGAGCCGATTGGGCCGGTGGGAGTGTGGCGGGCTCTGGCTCGCTGTCAGTCGATGCAACACGAGAGAGCAGAGGACTGGATGTTCCTTCCGTGGTTGCGGCGTGAAGACGTGCATCAGCCGGTGAGCGGGGCACAGGTCAACGAACTCTTTCGAAGGGATTGACGATGGCGACAATAGCCGATCTGGTCGTCAATCTGTCGGCCAACTCGACGAATTTAAACGTCGGTCTCACAAAAGGCCGACGCGATGTGAAGCAGTTCGCGAACTCTGTTAAGCAAGACCTCGGAGGCGCGTTCAATGGTCTGGCTCCAGCTGTGCAGTCAGTCACGTATGCCGTTGATGACTTTGTTGCGGGCTTCTCGACGGGTGGTTTTGCTGGCGGTATCCGTGGCGCTGGTAACAACATTAGCCAGCTCGGAATGCAACTTGGCGGAGTGTGGGGGCTCATTGGCGGGGTGGGAATTACACTCGGGTTCACGATCTTCGACAAGATCATGAAAGGGTCGAGCGACAGCGCCAACAGCTTGGAAACTCTCGAAAAGCGGTTTGACACCCTCAGGCAGTCTCTGACAAGTCCGATTGAGATCAAGCCAATTGAGCCGACCTCACAGGAGATCACGTCGCGAGCGAACGAACTGACGGGGCCAGACGCAGCTCGGCGAATGCAGGAACTGACGCCAACGATTTCGACCCGCGAGGCAAACGACGAGATTCTTCGAGCGAATGCACAGATGCTTGGGGCGATGACGAACAGGCTGCGAGAGTCCCTGCCAAGCTCGCTGCCTGCTGCGTTGCTGACTTCTCCAAATGCGACACGCGACCTGCTGACGCGAGGGTCGGTCAGTGCGGATGGGGCGCCGCTCACCGAGAAAGAAACGCAAAGCCTGCTGAAGCTGCTACAGGCTCAGGAGGAAACCGTTAAAGCCATTGATTCAGTGACCGACAATCTTCGCCAGCTCGAACAACTCCATACCGAGCGAGCCGCTATTGAGTCACGGTTACAGGAGGACTCTCGCCAGTTCCTAGGCAAGCCGACAGACCAAGCCGATATGTTCTCGCTGCTCCTGCCATCGACTCGCAATCTCCGGCCAGCCTTCACGATGCCGGGCATGGCTCAGGAGGGCACGCAGCTTGGCGACCTCAATCAGTCAATCCGTGACAAGTTCGACGAGAAGCCAAGCGGAACGCCGTCGACAGGCTTCGCACCAGCAGCCGAGCAGGGCTCGATGGAGGCCGCAAGAATCATCCTCGGAGCGATGGGCAACAATCGCACGATGGAGATTCAGAAGCAGCAACTCGACGCACAGAAAGCAGCGGTTAAGGAGATTCAAAAGCTCGGCGTTACCATGAAGACGACCACCAAGCCTCTTGTTGTGGAGGACTTGTTAGCGTGACATTCACACTCGAACAATCAGAGGGCGGCGGGCTCGTCATCGGTGAGAACGAGACGAGGGCTGTTGAGAATTACGACATGACTGTCACCGATTACGTGGCAGGGTCTGGCTCTCTTCCCTCGTCATGGGACGTGTACGATGAGCTGAGATCGCAGGGCTACTACATCGGAAGGCCGCACGCGACACGCTCCGGCTATTGGATAGCGGACCTGACAGCGGACCATAACACTGGCGTTGCATGGAGGGTATCAGTCACATACAGCAGCAACCCCGGACAGTCGGTCATCAACAACAGCAACGGCAACGGTTCCGACCCACTAAATGAGCCTGCCCGCATCAGTTGGAGCGGTGAGAACTTTCAACAGGTCGCAGTCGTCGATATTGACGACAATCCGATTCTCAACTCAGCGGGCGACCCATACGACCCGCCATTGATGAAGGACTTCTCGCGCCCAGTAGCCACGATTCGAAAGAACATCGCATCAGCTCCCGCGTGGATTCTGACGAGTCATGACGCGATTAACTCGGACGAGTTTGTGATCGACGGGCTGACGTGCGAAATCGGGAAAGCCAAGCTCAAGCGGGCTGACATCGGCGAACCGCAGACGCGAAACGGAATTACCTATCGTGAGCTGACACTGGTGATTCACTTCGCGAAAGACGGCTGGACTCGCAAGGTTCTCGATGCTGGGTTCCGACGCATCTACAGCGGGACGAGTCGCGAACTCATCACGATCACAGACGCGGACGGAAACGAGGAATACCCCCCTGCACCTGTTCCGCTCGATGGCAGCGGCGTCGAACTCACAGACCCGACGCCTTCGACTTGTGTCTACAACTCGCACGAACTCGACGAGTCGATTGCGTTCTCAGCTCTCCCGCTTTCTTAAAAGGTGACCTCATGGCCCGTTCCGTCAACATCACTCGAACCGTGTCAATTACGAGCGGTTCGTCAACGATTCTGAGTCTGCCTGCCGTCACAAAGCAGAAGACGCAGACGACCGACCGCTATATTCTGCTCACAAAATCCGTCGGCACGTCTGAGGAGTCGGTTGACCCGTCAACGCTCGACATCTCGACGAACGGCTACTGCTACCTCATCAACCTTGACGCAACCAACTATGTCGAGTGGGGCACAACGACCACCGACTACTGCGGCAAGTTGGAGGCAGCGGACTACGCGGGGCCGTTCCAGTTGAACGCTGGCAAGACGCTTTACCTCAAGGCCAATACCGCGGCTTGTGAAGTGCAAATTCTGATTACGGCGAAGTAATGAGCGACGGCGCACTCCTCGGGAAAAAGGCCATCGAGCAGATCAGGCAACTGATCCGCGACGAGCGGGCACGCTATCAGAATCCCGAGGGACACCGGGCCAGGTATCAGAACACATACAAGAATCAGACCTGCGCAGAGTACGACATTCTGAGCGTCGAAGGTGGCCCAACCGCTGGGACCATCGGCTGGGAAGTGTACGACACCGCCACAGGCACAACGATCGAGTCGGGCACGTACACTCTCGGCGATTCGGTCACGACGATTTCGACACCGATCATCGCGGCTCTAGGCTACACAGTCCCCATCACAGGCGGCCCACTCCCCGACAACGAAATCGTCCTGCATCTCAACCGAGGCCGCGCGAGCACGCTCTACAAGTTCCGGATCACGGCATGGTCGCTGACACCGCAGACTGACGGGTTCGCCTATGCCAAAGTCGCCTCATGCTGTGTCGTGGGTGGCTGATGGCATTTACGACTCCAATTATCGTTCGGGATCGCTGCTGTCAAAGCGGATGCGATGATGTCACAGCCCCGAGCGGGTGCTATGAGGTATTCGAGCCGGGCAAGTCGCTGGCGACAACCAATCGATTCTGGCTTGTCGCAGATGGCACTGTTCGAAATGCCTTAAACTTGCAGGCAGATAGCTGGCCGGACGACACGCCATACGAGACAGACTGTCGAAGCGTCGGCGGTGGTTCGAACAATCTCTACGTCAATCCATCGGCATTGCGGGCTGTCGAGTGGGAAAAGCTGTCGAGCTGTGGCCCCTATCTTCTGACCGGCCATTTTGGACCGACCACGATTGACGACCCGGCCACAGCGTCGAGCACGGAAACGCCGAACGACATGCGATGGTTCGAGACTCTTGGCTACATCAACAGCACAACAACGCCGTGGAGAATCCGGCCATGTACGCGGGAGTTCTTCACGCCATTGGATGGCCCTGAATGTCTCTATACAAACGGTGAGTTTTTCGATCAACCCGCGGCTTTCGAGTTCGAGAGCCCAACGGCGACCGCGTGCGATATCTCGGTCGGTCCGAATGACCTGATAGGAAGACTAACCAGCCTCACCTCCGCCAGTGAAATCTCGTGGCGAATTGACGCCAGTCAGATCAACATCGTGGTGCAGTATTACGACAACGTTGGGGCAGTGGTTTACACAGCTACGATTCCATTCACTCGCAACTGGTGGCTTGATGTTCTGGATCTGTTCGATGTCAGCAACAATCTAAAAAACGTCTACGACTGCGACAGCGCCCCATGCGACCAGATTAGCTGCCTGCCCGTTTGCGTCGTCAAAGACTGCGGAGGAACGAACTATCACAGACCGCTGTACCTGACTGTCTCAGGGTGCGCTGACCTTGCAGCACTCGCTCCCGACACATTTCCGACCGTCGACGGCGGCGGCTTTCAGTCCGGCACGTTTGGTTATGGCGTCACGTCACCACCGGGAGAGCCTCCAGTCGCGTTGATTCTGGTTCAATACGGATGCAACGTAGATGGCTTTTTTCGTGAGGTTTTCGTGACAGACACGGACGGGGCTGAGTACACGGTTGGACCAACACTCGTTAGCAACACATGCTCGGGCGGAAACTGGTCGGATACTTTCACGCTCGACCTCGTGGACTGCGGCATCACAACGTTCGACGTTTTTTCTGATGGATCGGACCCATGGTCACCGGTGTAATCCAGTGCGAGACAGAGTTGCCAATTCCCGGCCAAACGGTTCACTGTGGCCGGTGTAACCTTCAGTGTTCCCGCGTGATGGTGCTTCAGTGTCAACGCAAGGGGCCGCCAAGCCAAGGACTCGGGGACACTATCGCCAAGCTGGCTGAGGCTACGGGCGTGGCCAAGGTGGTCGCGAAGATTGAGGCGGTGACCGGTGTTGATTGCGGCTGTCATGGCCGACGGGAAGCCCTCAATCGGCTCGTTCAGTACGCTCCGGCTGTCGCTCTGGATCAGCAGTCTCAACCGCCAACTGAATAAGCCGGGCGTCCGCGTTCAATCGCTGATTCAGTCGCTTCGACTCGGCAGTCAGTTCACGGATGGACTCGATGGTGTCGTGGCCGATAAAGCACAGGCCAATGAACACGGCAGACAACAGGTATACCGCAAGCTCTCCGCGAAGTGCGGACCAGTCGCGAGATTGTACCTGCTCGCTCGCCACTGTGGTTGTTTTGTATTCGTTCATGGCTTGGCCCTCCGAAATCATGCTACCCATCAGCGGGCGGTTGGTGCAAGGCTTGTCGACCGGCGTCGGTCAGTTCAAAGTCGCCACGACAGCCACACATGCACCCATCCACGAGGCCCCTGTCGATCAGCTCCTCAATCTTTTCACGACGACCAGAACCAAGTTGCCAAGCCAGCGACCGGCCAGCCATCATACGGGCCAGCAAGAAACCGCAGGATCGGTGCATCTGGTTGAGCGTTCGGCCTTTTATCGCAAACGGCAACCGTCAAGCAGTCCTTGACAGTCCGGTCAGTTGTCAAGGAATCCTTGACAACTCAGCCAATCTCCTTGGCAACCTCCGCAGCCTTCGCCTCGCTCGCCTGCGCGTAGTGGGCAGTCATGTCCACGGACGAATGGTCAGCTCAGTTTTTACCGGTCATTCCTGCGGCTTGACGGTATTCGCTCACGTTCTCGGTTGACAGTCTGGCCAGAGTTTCGTTAGAAAAGCACGTCACCGGAGGAGCGGGTAACTCCTCCGGTGATTCGACAACCCCTCTAGCAAGGAGTCATCTCGTGCGATTGAAGTCTATCGAACATCCGCCGATCTGTCCCGTCGAGAATCCTTCGGGAAAAGTTGGCAAGCTCTCACAGTCGCGTTCCGTTTAACGGTTCTGCTGACTTTGCGGCCCCGGCTTTTACCCGGTGGGCGTGAACCGTAATCTCTGCCTGAACCGGCGTCGGCACGCTTTCACCGTGCGACTGTTGCCAATGCGTAACTTCTTTCCGCGTCACGCTGCGCGGGGCCACAAGTTCAACCGGGCGAGATTGCGCCCATGAGGTGATGAGATGGTTGCGAAAGCACCAGCGAGAAACGAGGCGTTAAACCGGCACGCAGATTGTTACCGCGTCCAGTTTGTCAAAGACCAGCAACGATTGTTGATCGACGCGCTCGCTCAATTTCTGAAGCACGCAGAAGCAGACAAAACGTTACTGGAACCAAAAGATGCATTTGCAACAGGGGTCGTCGCTGGGCTGCATCTCGCGTTTATGGATATCGCGAGGTCGCTGGCGAGTGGCGAAGTGACCGCCGAAACGCTGATTGAATGCACGAAGCAGTAGCCCAAAAGCCGAACACCAGAACGGCAATCCCGGCGTTCGAGTGATTCAACCAACCACCCCTACCACGAAAAAAACCAATGTCCTCGAACGAGGTTACACTCGGCGGTGACGTGCTGTCAACGCTTGTCGCGACTCTCCAGAGCGTACAAGCGGAACTGTCACGCCTGACCGCCGCAAATACGGAAATGTCCGAACGACTGGCGCGGCTGACCGAAAAGGTTGAGCCCGCCAAGGTCGAGACCAAATCGCAGCGTCGGTCTCGCCTCGAAATGCAGGCGATTCGCGAATTGATCGTGTGCGGCCCGAGCGTGAAGGTCATCGCTAGGAAGCTCGGCGTTCCTGCTACGACCCTGGCAGGCTGGAGCCTGTTCAGAAAGGCAATGGAGCGACAGATCGCGGCCAACAAAGCAGCCAGAACCGTTTTGGACGATTACCGGGACGCGGACTTTGAGGGAACGGAATAGGCAGTTTCCGTTTTGCCAAAAAATCACAGAACAGCAAATCCGCAAGCAAAAACACAAGTCGCCAACACAACCATAACAGAAACGAAAACGAACAATTCCGTTTCAGCCTTCCTTCTCATGTACAGGGGACCAAACGACATGACCACGAGCAAGATTCAAAGCGGACCAATCGGGCGAGATGTCATCGCTCCAATCGAAGTCCTTGCCAGTCGGTTGCAACTTCCGTTGCGAACGATTCGCAGGTTGATTCGGCAGGGGATGCCAGCACGGCAAGCGGGGGACACCATCCTCGCAACGGCTGGTGACATTTATGACCGACTGGAACCAGTGGACACAAAGTGATGCATGTTGTGGCATGTTTCGGTTCGGCACGGCGGCGCCGGGTGCGAAACAACACGTTTCTGGAACCATGTGACGGAAGGGGAAGTCTGATGGGACATGTCGAACGGGAGTTCCTGACTCCGGCTGAGACTGGCCGGATTCTGGGATTGGGTGAACAGACTGTGCTGATGCACACGAGAGCGGGAAATCTGCATGGGACCAACGTCGCGCGACCCGGTTCGAAGCGGGAGCGCTGGCGGTACACGCTGAAGGATATCGAGATCTTCCGTCAGAGACGGCAATTCAAGGCGAGTGATTTCCACTCGACAACACCAGAGGAGAGCCGCTTGCAATCGGCGAGACATTGAAGCTGTTCGGAGTTAAGTGACCTGTCGCAGCGTCGCAGGGCCGGGCGCAGTGCGGTGCGGCATCTCGCAGCGAGACAAGGCAAGGGGGCTTCGACCCAAAGGAGTCGACATGATCGTCATCGACGAAAAGTTCCGCGACCTGATCCAGTCTCTCGACTCTATCGAGCGGGCTTGGCTGGAGAAGAACTTGCAGGACGCAGGCCGGGCACGCAGTCCGCTGATCGTCTGGCCGGTCAACGGTCAACAGATTCTGATCGACGGGCACAACCGCTACGACATCTGCACGGAATACGACCTGCCGTACACGGTCGAGGAGATCGAGTTTGCCAACCGAGCCGAGGCGGAAGAGTGGATTCTTCGCGAGCAGCTCGGACGGCGAAATCTGGACCCGGTCGTGTCGAGCGAACTGCGGGGGCGGCTCTACAACGCTCGCAAGGGCAGTCAAGGCGGCGACCGAAGATCAAAGGGACAAAATGTCACTTTGAACGCAGCTGAGTCGGTCGCGGCTGAGACTGGTGTCGATGCTCGCACGGTCAAGCGGGATGGGCAATTCGCAGAAGCCATCGACAAGGTTCGCGAAGTCGTTCCGGAGATTCAATCCAAGCTGCGGGCTCGCGAGGTCACCAAGGCAGATGTGATCCAAGCGGCGGCACAAGTGGACGCGGCACCGGCAGAGGTGGCTCGACAACTGCGGACACCACATGAGTCGCCAGCAAAGCCGAAACGCGAGCGACTCGACCTGTGGTTGTGCCTCATCGATGACGACCCGATGGAGATCGCCGAAGTCGCGGTCAACAAACTCGACCCGACCAACAGGCTGACCGGCTGTTTCGTGTTCTCGACCCAAGGCGACGCGCTCGCGGAAGGCGAGAAACACTACGACCCAGAGAGCGTTCGGGCGGTGACTGTCGCGGAGTTTTTGAAGGAGTCCGCAGGGCTATGAGTCTCCTCACCAAGAGCGTGACTGTCGACGGAGACACTGGGAACGTCTGGCAGCTCATGCCGGGCCGGGAGAATCACCTGCTCGATATTGCTGTCGGCCTGACAATGCGGGCCTCGACGCTCGGCTGCACGACTCTGACTGCAGCACCCGAGGCAACGAAGCAGAAGAAGCGGAAATACACCTACGCGGAAGTCATGGCAGCAAGGAGGGCTGGAGCGTGAAGAAGATGGAACCAACTTGGCAAAGCGAATGCGGACGGGTGCAGCTGTACCTCGGTGACTGTCGCGACATCCTGCCGAGCATCGGGCCGGTTGATGCGGTGGTTACAGATCCACCGTACGGGATTGGAATAGCGGCTAACCCTGTGCGACAGAAGCACGCGAAGCAGGATTGGGACGATTCTCCTCCGTCTCCTGAATTGATTGCCGATTGCATTTCGGCGGGAAGGCACGCAATCGTTTGGGGCGGTAATTACTTCGGGCTTCCGGCAACACAGCGGTTCTTCGTGTGGGACAAATTGCAGCCAGAGGACTTCAGTCTCGCGATGGTCGAGCAGGCTTGGACGAACATTCCCGGTCCGGCCAAAATGTTTCGTCAAGCCGTGACATCCTATGCCAAGGAGCATCCAACACAGAAGCCAGACAGCCTGATGCGTTGGTGCATCGGATTCATAAAGGACGCTGAAACGATATTCGATCCATTTATGGGCAGCGGAACAACCGGTGTTGCCTGCGTTCAGCTCAGCCGGCGATTCATCGGCATCGAAAAGGAGCCGAAGTATTTCGAGATTGCCAAGCGGCGAATCATGGAGGCGATGGGCAAAGAGGTGCCCGTTAACGGCTTCAAGCAGCGGAGGATGTTCGCATGAATCCAGATAGTCACATGTACGTCGGCGAGTGCCGACATTGCGGGGCCTCGATTATGAGTCTCCTCACCCCCAAGCAAGTCGCCGAACGCATTCAGCTATCGCGCTCAGTTGTATCTCGTCTGTGCAGCTCTGGCGAGCTCGCACATCACAGAATCGGCAGCTCATTGAGAATCAGCGAGCAAGACCTCGAAGCCTTTCTTGCCCGAACGAAGAAAGGCGAGCCTGTTGAGCAACCACGAACAATGCCCAACGCGGAAATCCGAGCAGCCCTGGCCATCGTGGTTGGGCCGGGACGACCGCGTAAGAAGAAACAGATTGCCGCGCCGGAGTGAACGGACTCGCATGGAGCACTTCGGCCAATGACTGGCCCTCCGGCGCGGTGACTTTTTGAGGAGCAATCATGACCCAAGAAACATGGACGAGCGAGGAATGGCGAGACCTGCATTGGCTCGACCAGCTCAAGCACAACTTTCCAGCGTGGCACGCAAACCGCCTTGGACATCCAACGCAATGGTGGGATGGGACGAACTGGCGAGACGAGGCCAAGACGCTTCCCGAATACATGCTCGTCAACATCGAACACCCGCAACGAATTAAACCGGGATGCACCGTGCAACCGGTCGAACTGCGGATTGTCAGGGAGGATGCAGATGCTAGTTCTGTCAAGACGGCGTGAGGAGTCGATCATCATCGGCGATGGACTTGATGCAATCGAAATCAAGATCGTTCGCATCGGGCCGGATCAAGTCAAGCTCGGCATTAACGCGCCGAAGACTGTGAACATTCACCGCAAGGAAATCTATCAGGCGATTCTCGACGAAAGGGCGGCGGAAGAAAGGGGGCCAGCGTGACCTATTTGAAGTTGCTGATCATGACCTCGCTCGGCGGGTTCTTGGCGTGGGTGTTTTGTTCGCTGTGGTTTGACGATGACGGGAGGGGAAAGCTGTGAGCATCAAAGACATCATCGGACCCGCTCAACCACTGCGAACCGAGCGACTGCCCGAAACGACGTATCGAGCCATGCCGCGAATGAATGCGTCAACGCTCGTGAACGGCCTGCGTGGCACGGACTACGACCCATTCGCGGTCAAGTGGGCTTATGAGCATCCGAGCAAGTGTGCGACGAATCAGGACGCTCTCGATCGTGGCACACTGGCTCACATGATGATGTTGGAGCCGCTGGAGGTTCCGACTCGTGTCGCTCGCTGGACCGGAAATCGTCGGGCCGGTGCCGAGTGGGAGGCGTTTTGCGAAGCCAATGAGCACATGCTGATTGTTCGAGACGAGGACTATCAAGAGGTTGAGTTTGGATGCGTCAAGGCGATGGAGAGCGTTCAGAGCTATTTCACGGACCTGTACGTCGAGCACTGCCTACTGTGGTCCGAGGATGACGTTCGTTGCAAAGGTCGCGTTGACGGAATGCGACCAAATGACAAGCTTGGCAAGGTGCTGCTGCTCGACCTCAAGACCACAGAGCGAGGCATTGACAACCGCTCGACGGACCGGACGGTGATCGACATGCGATACCGGGAAAAGATGGCATGGTATCGCAGGGGCATGTGCTCGACGGGAGAGATAGACAAATACGACGTTCGCGTCGTCCTCGTGTTCGTCCAACTGACCCCCCCCTTCGGCGTCAACGTCAAGCCACTGGATTCAATCTGCCTCGACCACTTCGAGGCCCGCATGATCGAACTTCTTAAGCGGACACGCGACGCAATCGAGAAGAACAACTTCGCCCCCATGAGCATCCAATCTGCTATGGGCTTGATGCCTTGGGAGCAGGCAGACATCAACCACGAAATGGAGGAAGCACGATGACCACCCTCGAACGAGCACTCGCGCCGAACAGCGATCAGCTTAACGCGGACGACCTCATCACAGGTCCAATGACCGTGACTGTCAAAGCGGTGCGAGTCAAAGAGGTCACCGGCAAGGGGCAACAGCCAATCGAAATCGACCTGCACGAATACCCACGACCATACAGGCCGTGCAAGTCAATGGGGCGTGTCCTGTCGCTCGTGTGGGGCGGTGATCCCGACAAGTGGACGGGTCGGCGAATGACGCTGTATCGCGATGAGTCTGTCCAGTTTGGCAACGAGCGAGTCGGCGGGATTCGCATCTCGCACGTGACCGACCTCGGTGCTAAGCATCGAGACATTGCACTGACCGCGACACGCGGCAAGAAGGCTCTTTTCACTGTCTGTGATCTGGTGGGAGGAGTGACAGCCGAAGAACTTAAAGAAGTCCTCGGCAAGCTCCGCGAACACCTGCAAACGACAGAGGCCATCGAGGCACAAGCGGCAGACCTCGGCGTGTGCGGCAAGGTCAATTCTGTCAGCTCTTGGACCCGTGAGCAGCTCGAAGCGGCTCGGGCGTTTATCAAGTCACAGCAGGGACCACAGCAACAGCACAGCGAACACTGATGCGGCGATGTTGCCGCGTCAGCGGCCCGTCTGATGGGAAGAAGCAGGCGGGCAGATACACAGCGGCTCAATTCGAGCAGCGTTTTCCAGAGGAGAGAGATCGTGAACTCAGTGACAATCGATGGTGTGAAGTACGTTCCGGAATCAACGGCAGGGCCAACAAGTATTGTCGTGCTTGATCGTGGATTTGTGCTGCATGGCGTCGTGACAAAGAGCGACAATTACATCGTGATAGACGACTGCTCGTGTGTCCGAAAGTGGGGCACGACGCGAGGGCTGGGCCAGCTTGCAGACACTGGACCAACATCGACTACCAAGCTCGACCCGCAGCCGAGAACTCGCGTTCATGAATTGCAGGTTGTGCAGATTATCGAATGCAAGGAGGCCGCAACATGGAAGCGGTAATCCCTCTCGGCGACGGCGACGGCGACGGCGATGTTTATGGTTATGGTGACGGTGACGGTTATGGTTATGGCTACGGCTACGGTGACGGCTATGGTTATGGTTACGGTTATGGTTATGGTAATGGTAACGGCTACGGTAATGGTTATGGCAACGGCTA